TTTGTAGTGCCCCCACCCTGCAACCATTTTTTGAAGCCGTCAATGGACATGGTCTCGACCGAGCCGATGCGCTTGGGGCCGGAACCGTCGGAAAAACCCGCCACGTAGCAGCAAAGCGCGTCTTCTTCGTTCTTGAAACCGAGCAGACACTTGTGCTCGTCAAATTTTTTGGTTCTAGGATCGACTTGATTTACGACGAAGACCGTCGTGCTGTCTTTGTCGGGCCCTATGTAACAATCGACATGATCGCCATCCGCGCCGCGAGAATTTTTAATATACCCGTACGCGTGAGGCACGACGCAACGCCACGATTTACCAGACGGCGACGCGCCCGTCCTCACACTTCCTTTTTCGTTCTCGATCGCGATGTTGAGGCCCTGGAAGCTGAGATGCTTCTTGGCGTAGTTGCCCGCGTGTTTCTGGGCGTCGGTCGGTGCGTGGTTGACGGTGCCACCTTCGGCAAAACGCGGCGGTCGCACCGTCGTAACCGTGCGCAGCGCGTTCTTGATGGTGTCGGTCGTACGCACTACACCGTCTCGTCGGGCGGCACGGCGCCGGCCAACCCGCCCTTTTGCTTCTGCGCCTCGTCCTTGCGACGGCGCAGCACGTCCTCGAGCGCGGGCTGGATCAGCGGCCCGACAAGGTGCGCCGCTTCTGGGTGCACAGCGAGATTCTGGGCGACGTCGATCAGCTGCACGCTCTCGGCGACCAGTTCCTTGCTGGTATCCTGATCGAGCTGCTTGTTCCTGAGCGCGCCGTCGAGATGCGTCTTGGCGATCAAGACCTTGTCCTTCACGTCGGCACTCTGCGTGTCGAGCTTCAGGCGTGCGCCGGCGAGGCCCATGTCCTGCTGCATCTTCTGGATCTCGGCGTCGGTCTTCTTGCCCTCGCTCTGCGCGCGCAGCGTGGCAGCATCGGCCAGTGCCTTCTTGATGGCGGTCTCGGCCTGCTCGTTCTGCTGTTCGGCCGTCGGCTTGCCCTGGCTCTCGGTCGGCGCCATGAACTGCTCGGGATTGCTGTAGCCCAGCGCACGCACCGCGGCGCGCGCGATGGCGATCGGATCGTACAGCGTCGGGTTCTTCTCGGCCAGCATGATCAGCGCGCCGAGCTTCATCAGGCGCTGCACCTGGCTCGCCGTGTTCGGATCGGACTGCGGCACGAGGTTGCAGTCCTTGAGCGCCTTGAGGAACGTTTCCTCGTCCCACGCCCGCGTGGGCGTGCGGTTCTGCTGCCAGAAGCTCTTCGGATGTTCCTTGAAGCACTTGGCGATCAGCTGCAACTCGCGCGCCTGCGCGCCGTGCATCCGCTTGTGCACCGAGTTCAGGATCTTCTGCGCCTGCTCGATCAGTGCCAGCGTCGTGCCGACCGGCGCATCTTGCCGACCTTCGCCGACCGGCTGCTCGCTCGTGGCGCCGACACGCTGGCCTTGCGCTACCATGTCCTGCGTCAACGCCATCATCGCGGGCATGCCCTGCGAGTTGTATGGCAGCGGATGGACCGCATCGCCGATCGGCATGCCGTTGGTCTCGACCGGGATGAACGAGCCTGGCGGCACGCGCTGGATATTGGTGTTCTGCCGCCCCGCCGCCTTGGCGATCAGGCCGCCGGGGAAGTTCGCAAACATGCCGTTGTCGAGCATGATGCGCCACGCTGCCGTGACGGCGTTGGTCGTGTTGCCGAGGATCTGCGCCAACCCGATCGGGTAGTAGCCGAAGCCCGGCACAAAGACGTATTCGACGAAGGTCTCGCGCCTGATCGGCAGGTCCGCGGTGTCGCGGTCGTAGTCGCGCACCAGTGAGAGCAGTTGTCGCGACGATACGTCGATCGTGACGCGATAGGGAACTTCGAGACCCGAAGCCTTGCCGTGCCACTGGTGCTCGTAGCCTGGCAAGTCGAGTTCGCAATAGCACTCGTAGACCTCGCGATCGCGATCCTCGGGCTGCGACGCGTCGGGCGCGATGCCCTCCATGCTCTTGGCCTGCGCCTTGACGGCGTCGAGCGTCGGCGCGTTCGGCGTACTGAGAGGTATGTCGCGGTAGACGCCGAGGATCTGCATGCGCCGCACCAGCGACGGCATCATCATGATCTTGTGCGTGACGCGCTTGGCACTCGATAGGTCGACGGCGTTGCTGTTGACGATCAACTCATCGGCGTCGACGTACTCGCTGATCGGCCGGTTGAGCATCGGCGAAAAGTAGACTTTCTTGTACGCGAGCCCGCCGAAACCGAACTTCAACAGCATGCGGTCGGTGTCGGGATAGTAGCTCTTGTCGGTCACCGTCAGGAAGTGGTTGAGATCCTTTTGCAGATCGTCGGCGAGCGTATCTTCCGCGTTGCCGCCGTTGTTGTTGTCGTCGCGGATCTTGACCGGGCCGTCGACCGGCATGAGTTCGGCCATCGCGTTGGCCTGAAAGCGCAGCACCGCTTCCAGCAGCAGCGGATGGCGTACGCGGCTCATGCCCTCGACCGCGGCGCCATCGGCGCTGTCGCCCGTAGCCGGCGATTCGATCTTGAGGCCGAGCATCTTCATCGCCTCGACGCGCTGGCTCACCCAGTCGCTGCGGCTCGTGATATCTTCGTCGATGCCGCGCAGCAGCTTCTCGACAATCGACCCGACCTGCATGTCGGGGATCTTGGCCGCGAGATTGGCAAACCAGTTCTTTGGGTTGGGATCGTCTTCTTCGTCGTCGCCCTTGAGCGTGCCGCCGTCGACCGAAATGGTCACCGCGCCGTCGGGATGCTCGATGCGTAGCAGCTCGCCCTTGTTGTCGCGAACCTCACGATCCTGCGTGGGATCCGGCGTATCGTCGACCATGACCTCGACCGGCGATTGCTCACCCGGCAAGCGATCGGTTCTGTCGTCGAGGCGGATGTTGTGCCCGGGAAGGAGGCCAGCCATGCGTCAGTGCACCACGAAGGGTTTAGGCTCTCTCAGCTCCTCCTCGAACCGATGCAAACCGTTGAGGGCTGCCACATTAGCAGAATCGGACTCAATTTCATATACCCGCCGCTGCGGGTTCGGCCAGCCCGGCGCCGTGTAGACCGTAACGCGGTAAAAACCCCCGCCGCCGCCGATCCGATCGGCCAGTTTGTCGACGGTCGCCTGGGCGGGCGTGACGAAGTGCTTGGTGTTCATGACGGATACAGCCTCTCCGGTGGGCGCCCAGTATGCCGCACTGCTTCGGTCACGTCAGCCGTGATCTCGACGCCGCGCTGGAGCAGGCCGATATCGCGCAGGTGGCGCAGCGCCTGACTGACTGTGTCCGTGAGGTCGTCGCGCTTGCCGTTGGGAAACGTCGCGACTTCCGATATCACCATTTCAGACCACGTGCGCTCGGGGGCATAGATCATGCCTTCCTCGAACAAATGCTGCACCGAATAAAGCCGCGCCAGCTTGTCGAGGTTCTTCGGGTTGATCAGTTGCACCGCCCATGGCTCGTTGGAGAACAGGCGGCGCAGTTCCTGCGCCACGCTGTGCCCTGCGGCCTTGTCCTCGATCAGCAGCTTGTCGACGTTGAAGGTCTTGCAGCTCTTCGCGACCTCGTTCACGAGCGCATGGATCTCGAGATGTTTCGCCCACGCATGAAGCAGGATCACGCGAGTGCTCGTCTCGGTGTAAACGCGCACGCTGTGCTCGTCGCTCGCGCGCACTTCCTGCGCGATCGGGTCGCCCGCGAACACGCCCCAGATCGTGAGCGCGCTCGGATCGTTGATCGTCTTCTCGGTGTAGGCCGTGTCCAGGCTGGCCACGATGAAACTGCAGCCAGGGTTCTGCAGCGGTTTGACCGGCTCGCCTTTCTTATTGAACAACTCGCCTTCAGGCGGCCATAGCTTCCACCAGTCGCGCTTGATGACGCCGCCGCCCTTGGGCTCGGGCCGCTGTTGAAGCTGCCCCGAACCCCGCCACGAGCCCAGGTTATTTTTGAGCCGTTGTACTTCTTCATGCCCGAAACGTTCAGGCCATAGGAGCTCGCCGGGTTCGACACGCGGATCTTGCCAACCGATCGACGTTACGAATGACCGCTCGGGCTCGAACTCCATGGGCAGCATAAGATGACACCACTCGCCGCTTTTATCGTTGGCGAGGATGTGTCCCGTAAGGTCGTTCTCGCCCAGACGCTGCTGCACGACAATATAGGCGCCGGTTTTCGGATCGTTCAACCGCGTGCTCATTGCGCCGTCCCACCAATCCTCGTTGGTGGATTGAATGACCGCCTCGGACATCACCTCGGTCGCGCTCGTGGGGTCGTCGACGATGATACAGTCCGCGCCCTCGCCCGTCACACCAGCGGAGACCGACGTGATAAGGCGTTCACCGCCCTTGTTATTTTGAAAACGGATTTTCATGTCCTGATCGCCCACGATTTGAAAGCCCGCGCCCCACATCTTCTGGTACCACGTGCTCTTGATCAGGCGCCGGCACTTCACGCTGTCGCGCAGCGCAAGCGAGTGGGCGTAACTCGCGCACAGGAACGACGCGGAAGGGCCGCTGATCGGTCCCTTGTGCGACTGCGCCCAGACCCACGCGGGGAACGCCACGGAAATAATTGAGCTTTTGCTACAGCGAGGCGGGACGTTGATACAGAGCCGGCGTATGTCACCGTCGGCGACGGCCTCGAGATGTTCGGCAAGCGCGTCGATCACCCAGCCCGACTTGAACGGTGCCGGGTCGATGAAGCGCCAAGCGTGCATGAGGAACACCGTCAAAGATTCTTCGCACTCCTCGCGGGTGATCTCCATGAGGCCGCGATCGACGTCGACCTTGTGGCCGCCCCATTCAATGACCTGCGTCATCGGTGTCAGTTAACCAGCAGCTTAGGCGGCGACTTCTCGATCGAGAGGCGGATGGAGCCGTCGGGGCGCTGCTCGACCTTGAGCTTGCCCTCACCGGCACGCTCAAGGTCGGCGCGCGACAGGACCAGCTTGTTGAGCTGGCCCTGCTTCTTCACGCATGCCGCGAGGAGATTGCGGAACGTCTTGATGACGTCCGCTTCCTCGAGAGTGTGGTCAGCCATTAGCCGACGGACTGCACGGCGCCCGTGACCGGATCGAACACCAGCGGTCTGGCGGCGCCATCAGCGGCCACCGCACTCGTGCTCGGATCATACACTCCGCGACCACCGACCGGATCGGCAGCGACCGACAGTGGCCCACGGGCGAGCTTGGCTTCCAGCTCGGTGTTCGCTGCCTTGGCGGCGTGCAGATCTGCCATGGCCTTCTCGAGCTGGGCCTGCAGGTCGTCGCGAACGCGCAGCAGGTTGTCGAGGTTGCCCTGCAGGTTCGTGACCTTGTCGTTGCTGTCGGCGAGTTCGGTCTGTAGCGTCGCAACCTGCGCCTTGAGATTGTCGAACTCGGTGGTGTCGACAGCGGCTACGGCAGGTGCTTCGTTAAGCACTTCCTCGATCGCTGCAGCGAGCGGCTGCTGATGCGGTGCACCACCTTCACGCAAGACTTTGGCATGCTCGGATAGATACGTAACGGCGTTAATCATGGCTTGGCTCCTCGGTGGGTTGATCGCTGAGAGCGCGGAGGATGCCACACCTAACGGTGAAGCGTCAACGGATCGCGGCGCCGAAGACCTGCCAGCCTAACGCAAATCATGTATACTGCCAAAATGAATAAGCAATCCTGAAAATTAGCCGTGCCCAAAAAGGTCGAATGACTGCCAAGCATAAAGCGGCAATAGCAGCAAGCAATCGCCGACGACATCTACCTAATTGCAGCTCCAAATGTGGCCCAGCCTAGAATTCCGATCAGGATCCAGCCGACGCCGACGCCCTGCAGCCACGGCTGCGCGCGCCAGTACCAGCCACCGAAGAGTGTGGCGATGATGTAGAGAACCCAGAACAGGATGCCGAGCGTCATAATGAGACCTCCGTGTGGAGGTGCAACGTCACGCGGCCGGGATTGTTCCTACCAGT